CAATGTTATAGACATAGTGTCTCCTTGTGTGTTTGTACTATTATATATCCTTTTAGGATAGTGTGTCAAGAAAAAGGCTCCGAAGAGCCTTTTGGTTTTTTCTGTTACGAGGCATTTCCTGCCCTAGGCGGCTGTTAGGCGGCCAATGCGAACTGTGAGTCGTTTGCGTTTACTTTTGTTTAGTTTTTACGACTATCGCTGTCGTGCTGTCCACTCTGTTACTCTTTGCCCTGTCGAAACTATGCAGGCCCATCAAAAACATATTATGGTGTATTAAGATTTAGGACTATGTCTCAAGGGATCTCGGGATACCAAACCTGATCTTTTTACGGATTCTAATATGCTTATGGTGGACCTGGGGGGATTCGCACCCCCGTCCAGAACACTTTTCTCTTTGCTTCATACAGCAATAACTTACATTATACTACCAGCCGACCATTACGTCAACCGAGGGATCGCCAACTAACCCATGTCCCTCACATTCCGGTGAGCCTTACACTCACCCAAATCACTATGTGATTTTACAATCAGCGACACAGTTATTTATTTTGGAGGGATCGGAACTGTAGGGACTGTAGGTAGTCCCGGATTTGGTACAACGCAGAGTCTGATAGGAAACTCTAGTGATGTTAAGAAGTTACCTGCAATTCCAAACAATTCGAATAGAGCTACACAGGCTTGATTGAATTTGTAAACTATTAAGAATAAAAAATTGCTACACCATGCTAGGATATCAGTTAAAATATGTCCAAGGTCGATGTTAGGAGCATTGACATTTAGATTTAAAGGAAACAGCCAATCAAATGGTTTGCCAAAGATTCCAAATGTAAAGTTTTTTATATTTCTAAGAATTTCTTCTGCGGTATTGCCTAATAATTTTAGTGCATCGTAGATTTCCTGCATAGTAGGAGGAGTAAGGAACCTAATGACGGCATTGGCAAAAATGGTATTCTTAAAGTCGTCCCACAATCTGCTCCATGTGTATGTTCCGGGTGGGCTCGTCGCTAGATCATAATAGTACCATGCTGTTGAAAGAACACCTATGACTTCCCAAATCTTTTTTATTAATATTCCCCATATGCTATAACAAATTGATTTGACGATATAGACAACATCAATATCTGGTGCAGAGAGTCCGCCAAACAATGGATAAGGAATCTCTAGTTGTTTTAGTAGTTTCATTAGGTCATCATAGGACTCGCGAAAAGCTCTTGCTACATAAGCTAATATTTTATCGTATAGTTGATTAGCATCGTCGAATATATCGCTTATTTTTAAATCAAATATGCCTAATGAGAAATCTAATTCACCTAGAGGCGGAAAAAACCTTTTTAAAGCATCGATCAAACCTTTCAACATGGTCCATATAGGCTCTATCCAAATCTTCATGGCATAATTATAAAGTTTGGTCATTGCATCTTTAATATCCTTTACAGGATCTATGGTTGGAAACTGCAAACAGTTGACATTTATGATGGGGATTGATATGCCCACAATAGAAGTTGAAGTTGACACCGAAGGGATGCTGTCATAAAGGGTCTGCACATTTAATGCCTGCCCAAAATCTACTTTCAATTTACCAGTGACTTCTTCGTGTTCTATCATACTCTTATTTAACTCAACGCAATACCAGTGGTACCTTCAGTATACTGCTTTGCGGCTTCGCCCTTGCTGGCCACTATAAAGAAGGTGTTTTTCTTGCGTATTGTAATAGAATCTTCTTTACCCAGAAACACCCAGGGAATCATACCCAGGCCCTGCCCGCTCATGGTTAGTGCTAATGGGCGACTAATTGTGATATTGTTTTCATCTTCTGATTCAAAACGAGCGATAATTTCATCACCGTTGATCAACTTGATACTCACTACATCTCCATTGGAGAAATCTTTCTTTAAATTTAATAACATATTATTCCTTTTCGTTTAGTTCTAAGCAGGTTGGACATATTCGTCTACCATTGGAAATATTGCATGAATAGCACAAGCACATTCACGAGCAATTTCCATGTGTTCTTTTTGTGTTCCGTTGCCTGTGCGAAGCTCAATGAAGTGTACCCAACTGCGAAGTGTACCATTCATATATAAACGGCTTTCTGTAAGTCCCTCGGGCAGTACAGCACGAGCCTGTTCTTTTGCTATGCCGTTAGCGATAGCCCATTCGTATTCTCTTTTGGCCGCATAGATAACTCGCTGTTGAGCACGGTACCATTCATTTTGTAACAGTTGATCATCCACTGTGACGCTGTTCTGTCTATTTTTGTTGTCTTGCAACCGTGCTTCTCTACATACGAACGACAGGTCTTTAGTAGGGTCAGCATATCGCTGACTGAACTCTTGGAAGCTGAAACTTCTGTGTCGCAGGATTTGACGGGCGATGTCTCTGGTTGTGGTAATTTCGAGACAGGCTGAGACCATTTCGAGAGGACTCCAGTGCTGGTGCTTGACCAAGTATCGGATGAGCTTGTCTGCCGTCTCCATGTTGTACTGATTGGAGGGATTGCTGACACGGGCGCAATACGCAATGAGTTCTTGTGCGTCTCCGACGCCATTAGATCTAAATTCGTCGGTGGGTTGACTGTATGATACAAGTTTAACATTCATTTATTCTGATTCTTTCTTAGGTAGTTGACAAAGTGCTTCCATTAACTTGTAATGGTCGTAGGCTTTTTTAAGTGCTTCAAAGTGTTCTAGTTTATCTGGATCTGGTACCAGTATGGCCAAACGCTTGGATATTGTGTCCATAAACTCTGCAAGATCCTGGCCGTTGATTTTAACCTTGCCTTCAAACTCAGCATCACCGGTTACACTAATACTGGGGTGTTTTGCAGAGGTTGTAATATTACTCCACTGCGAACTTGAACCTGTATTGTACATGTATGCACCAGATGTTACGCCGCTGTTTATAGTAATGTTACCGTAAGGCATCGAAGATGCTGTTGTTGAATATTGTCCTAAATAGCCCGATCCAATAGTAACAGTATCACTCGTAGCATCGTACGAGTCATTAAGTATTAAGGTGTTGTCTGAGTTCGTTGAATCCACCAATTGGTTCACCATCTAAAAATATCTGCGGTAATGTCCTCGCAGTAGGTACTGCTTCTAGCAGTTGCTCTTTTGTCCAACCATGCATAATGTTGCGTTCTTCATACTCAATACCTTTGCTATCGAGTAGGGCTTTGGCCTGAACACAAAATGGGCATTGGTCTTTTGACCATACTATTGCTTTCATAAATCTGGTAGTTCCTCATAAGTTACGTTGTCGCTCATAACCCCAATAACATAGTTTGTTGATTCAGTTTCTTGTAGTGCTGACTGCTTCTTGTTAATATTCACATGCTTGTTAAACCACGGAATAGGACTGCTACGTGGATGTTCTTCAGCATACTTGATGCCAATTTCCTTTAGACGATTAAACGCTGTAAAATCTACAAAGTCTCGAAGGATAGTAGCATTAAGACCAATAACTGGTCCTAACTTGAACAAATACTCTGCCCATTCTTTTTCTTCTCGGACAACATCCATGTACATTGCGTACACTTCTTCTTTGCATTCTTCTTCAATCGACAAGAAGTCTGGATCATCTTTAGTCACATTGTTAATTAGCCAAGCTGTCCAGTCAGCATGTAAAATCTCGTCTTGTAAGATCAAACTGATAATGTTACCATTACCAATGTAGATCTTGTTTTCTACCATTGCTAGACTTGTAGCAAAACTTACCATGAAGCGTAGAGCCTCCAATGCATATGAAGCATGTAAGGCGAGCCATATTGCTCGTTTATGAGCATGGAGTTCAATTTCTTCGCCCACTTCTTTGCGACAATTGAGCTGATGAAGATCCTCATAGTAGCGACCAATATTAGCTGCCATGCTAACAATTTCAGCTGTATCGTGAATCTTGTTAAATTCTTCTTTAGGTACTCCATAGACATTCCTAATAATATGACTGTAGCTCTTTGAATGAATATTGGTTTCAAAGAAACTCCAGTTTGATACAAGTGCTTCCAATTCTGG